TTGTATAACGAAAATGTGGTCAAGTTTCTCAGTTGACCAATCTCTGGAGGGATGGAAGTGATCTGGTTGTTGCTGAGTAAAAGTTCAGTCAAGTTTCTCAGTTGACCAATCTCTGGAGGGATGGAAGTGATCTGGTTGTTGCTGAGTAAAAGTTCAGTCAAGTTTCTCAGTTGACCAATCTCTGGAGGGATGGAAGTGAGCTGGTTGTTGCCGAGCCGAAGTGTAACAACACTATCATCTTTCTGACATCCGCCATCGATCCAAGCTTTGTATTGTTTGTAATTCCAAATAGCCATTGTGTTTAGTATCTTTTTCTTAAAAATATTTTTAAGAAAAATCATTTTATCACACGCCTAGTGTAATGTACTCATCTACATACCTATGCGAACAAAACGCGAGGTCAAAGAATCTAACAACCCAGAGGCCGAGAAAAATAAACGAGAAAATGAGTAGAAAACGACATTCGTTGGTTTGAAGCGTGTAAAAGGAATAGGATACAATCGCGATAAACAAGATTCCAAGGATGGTTTGAACGACGCTTTGACGCTTGAGAGATATCTTATCCCGTATGGATGCAATAGAAAACAAGCAGGTTAATATACAGACAAGAGGTAGAAAAAACGAGATAAGGTTTTGCTCTTTCTGAGAACATGGTTGGTAAAAAATCACAAAGAACCACACAACAACGCCTATTATAGCACACAAAGATTCAAATGCAATCTTCAGCTTGAAGTAGAGAGACATTTTTAAGATTTTAAATTAGAAAAATCTTAAAAAAATCAATTGGTATCTCAAACGAGAAACTTCAAAATTTCTTCCCGGTATCGTTCAAGACAATCCACGCTTTTGTACTCGCGATGCGCACAATCTGTCTCGATAAAGTGGATTCGGCCTTTCTCAAACATCTTACGGATTCCGATGTAGTCATTCTTGTATGTATCTGATTGGAGAAACGGCACAACTGTTTGTGTTAATCTCATACAGTTCTTCTGGAAGTGCGAGAGCTTCTCCTAAGAGATCCCTTCTTAGGAGAACCCTTCTTAGGAGAACCCTTCTTAGGAGAACCCTTCTTAGGAGAACCCTTCTTAGGAGAACCCTTCTTAGGAGAACCCTTCTTAGGAGAACCCTTCTTAGGAGAAAGTTTATCTTGTCAAGTTCCTCAATTGACCAATCTCAGGAGGGATGAAAGTGAGATGGTTGTTGTTCAGCCAAAGTCTAGTCAAGTTCACCAGTTGACCAATCTCAGGAGGGATAGAAGTGAGTTGGTTGTTGTTCAGCCAAAGTCTAGTCAAGTTCACCAGTTGACCAATCTCAGGAGGGATGGAAGTGTACAAAAAGGGCGCTATTAAAAAAGTTTGTGGAAGGGATTTTTATATAGCACTGAATAATGACAGCGCCGTCTTATGTAAAAAATAAATAAAAATAATATTTTATAATAAATGTCTGCTAAAAAGCTTGGCCCTTTCGCTCAATATGTAAAGAAAAATTTTCACGATATCAAGGAAGCTGCCGCCGCAGCCGGTCGCGAGCTTAGTGCTCCTGAGGTAATGAAGATTCTCGGTCACAACTATCGCCAAGAGAATGGTCTGCCTACGGCTTCTGGTAAAAAGTCTGGCGGTAAGAAAGGCTGCACCCCGCAGTACAAGAAAGCGTGTGCCGCTCGTAAGGTTGGCGGCGAATGCCGCGTAAGTTCTTCCGGCCGCCGCTCTTGCAGAGGTGCCAAGAAGTCTCCCGCCAAGAAGTCTGATGCGTAATCGTAAAGAAATAAATATGCACAACAGTTTTCATCATATAATAAATGATGAAAACTTACCATTTCGGTGTACCTGCAGTATTGGTGTGGGTAATTCATATCATCACAGGCCTTTTATTTATTTATATTGGATACCTTATTTTAGAAGGTAAACCGCTTGGCAAATGGATCGGTGTAGCGTTCATAACCACAGGCATAATTATGTCCCTTTATCATGTTCATATATGGCTCTATGAAAGGTCGAAACCTGATTCTTCCTGAATGACGCACATATTTCCGCTTTTCTTGAACTCGAGAGCTATACTTTCTTTTTCAAGTCCTTTCCAAGATATTAAACTAAGCTTGAAAAGACCTTTAGAATTTATATACTTTATATAATGATCTAAATCTTCTATTACTTTACCCTCATTATACGCAAAAGTTTTCTTAACAAACTTGACGCCATCTCTCATCGACAATCGACAGGCTTTTGATTTAGGGTTGATTGAAATAACATATAAGCCTTCAAGCGACGCGACAAAGTGTACAATTGTATTTTGCGATTTACACAGCGCGTATACGGCAACGTAATCAGATAGAGATGGAACGCCATACTTTGCGCCGTGCATCAAATACGCGTTCAAAGGATGTGAATGGAAATTGTAGAGTGAGCCAGTAGTTGTAATCTCATCCTCTTCTCCATAGACGATACTGGATTTATCGAGCCGCAACGTATGCGTGATTTTTCCTTTATGAAGTTCACTCCTTACTATATTAAATTTTCCGAAGACTTCTTTCTGAGTCATTCCTTCTCCGTTTTTATTAGGAGTTACACCAGCACGGGTTATATGCTCCAAGTACTCTATCGTTTCCTTTTCAAGTTTTAGACGCATAGAACAGTACTCTGAGTCATACATCTTCTTGAGATACGAAAGTTGTAGTTTTGCCGATTGCTTGTCCGCTTTATTTAAGAACGTATTCTTTTTTCTAATACAAAGGCCTGTATTACACTCGAATATGTCATTGAATCCTTGGCCGAGGTATGAGGTTTTGTAAGGCATAACAATGGTCAACTCATTGTCAAAAAATTTGTGTATAGTTTCGAAGAGTAAATCTAAAAATCGGTCGTTGCAATTTTTAATCATCATTTTGTTATCAACAGCATCGTATAATCCACATAATGAATATTTGATCCTTTTCAAAAACTGCGGAGAATTTACTATTGCCTTCTTATCCTTTGTATTTTCCAATTCATAAAAATCTGCTTCGGTTAAAGCCATAAAAACAAAATTTTCTTCCTTAGACGCACCTACGTGATCTCGTAGGCGGTCTAAGCCTACGAGAGCCAAGTTTACAATAACGCCTATCATTTATTATACATATAATTTAAAAGTGCATCTATAATTATTAAATGAGCTTTGGACGCGTTCTTAATATCGTAAGGAAGTACACTCACGATGAAGGATTTTTTACTGCTTTAAATCTTACTCATATTGTAAGTCTAAATCAAAATAAAAACTTTTTATTTTTTCAGACCGTGAGTAATAGAGAAATTTCTATTAGCTTTTCGGACGAAGACATCGCAAAGAAAGAACTCTTTGATATCGTCGATACCCTAAACGCATATTTTAGGGAAAAACAAGCTTAAATATTAAGACTCGTAATTAAACTTATCTCAGATAGATTATGAGTCTATTTTTATTTGTATTGTGCGGACTTACCGCAGTTTACTTGTTCAACCACCGTCACACCGTAATTAAAAAGACGAAAAAGATGAAGACTCTCTTTAACCTCGTTCGAACGCAACATAGAAATATTATTAGGATACTATGGGTTATGAGTATTCTTTTGGCAAAAACTTTTTACGTATGGTTGTGTCAATCGCTAAATGCAACCTTTCGACAAATCGATAAAAACACGTTTGAAGTTACGTATGTCGTAGGAGGCGTTATGTACAAGATGTTGGTAAAACCGAAGAGAGGTCCGAGAAAGATTGTATGTTGCGTAGATGAACAATTGAAAGATTGGACTGACACTTTAAACGCATACTTTGGACCAAGTGAAGATTTTCACGGCAAGGTGTTTACGCCTAGATTTTTTAATAGCGATTCTCTTACTTTTAGCCTTTCTAATGGAGATGAAAAGACGTTTGCTAAGGACGAGCCTATTTTACTTTAAGTATATTCAACTTATCTTTTGTAAGTTGAATAATCAAAATAAATATTATTGACCTTTTTTCAAAACCAATTGGGAATATTACCTGAAGCGGGAATTGGGTTATGAAAGATACCGGTATGTCGTGGAAATATTTTTAAAAAATTCTTTAATAAATGAACAGAATACCTGTGGAACTAGAAGAAGATATCATATCAAGAGTTACCTCGTTTAGAAGTATATATAAGCTGTCTCTTTACAATCGCAACGCGAGACGTAGACTTATACAGATAGGAAGAGATTTAGCGACGGCTTATATGCTTGAGCTCGGCAGTCGCGGTCCACTAGCTGACATCCCAGCTACTGAAAGTCTGAAAGATATTCAGATCTTTTTGCTCAGGTTAGTAATAATATATCATTCCGAGGGGCAGTTAAGACAAACTATTTTAAAGTATTGTACTGTGCAATATCCTAAACCCCAGTCTATTAGAAAACTTAAACGCTTTGCGTTAAAAGCTGTAGAGACGTATATTAACGGATCTTATTTAGATGATCCGGAATTTGCATATAAATTTAATGAAATAGTAGACAGATTTAAGGCGCGGAATCCGAACTTGTCAGCTCCAGAAAAGGTATACTTATTAAGAGAGATTATAACAGCATACGACAAGTTCGAGTTAGAAGAATACTGGCACAGCCAAGTAATGCGACTTATTCGAAACCTTGCTCGTAAAGAATTATTATCTTCACATATGGTAGAGCAATTATTTGGTCATTAAAAAGTTCACGAAATATTTTAAATAAAATATTTCTAATATACATATCCTATCCGCTCATAACACCCATATTCGAAAGCTCATCCGCCCTCTTATTATTCTCCCTATAGACATGCTCGATGGTCTTAAACTCAAACTTTTTTGCCTTCTCATACACCTTCTTTATTCTTTCATTTCTTGCTCTGTAGTTTCCCTGCAGTTGCTTCACCATCAGCTGCGAGTCTGCGCGTAAGTTCACTTTCCTTATATCTATGTTCAAAGATTGACACATCTCTATGCCCAATAGTAAAGCCTCATACTCAGCCTCGTTATTTGTTTTGATCCCAAGGTACTTGTAATCTGATAGAATCTCCTTTCCTGCCGAATTCACGAGTACTGCGCCCGCACCCGCTTTGCCCGGATTTCCTTTTGAAGCTCCATCTGTGTAAAGAAAAAGCTCATCGTCTCCTCCCTTATCTGACATACGAGAATCTTCAAAAGAAAGCTTTGGCCGAAACTTTTCTTTTAGCTCGGTTAAAACCTTTTCCTTTACGAGTTGTTGCTTGTAGATCTTAAATGTAAAGTCTTTTTCACCTATGGTACATTCGAGTACTTGATCTAACGGATTCGCTAGTGCTTTGAGGTAATACATATGATCAATCTGAAGTGTCTGTGAGTGTTCCTTATAATAATCCGCACTTTCTATCTTATCGTATTGCTTCGCCTTCATATTTTCGTGAGTCAATACGAGGAACTCAAGACGTGATCCTACATCAACCCGCCCACCACGTCTGCGGATTTTTTCAGCAAGCTGTACTTGTGCTGGAAGACACTTTGTGTAAAAATCTTTATCGTTGATTGCATCCTTTTGTAGAAGCTGCTTCTCCCTCTCTTTATCATCCTTGGACAATAGCGGAACCGTATAATTGCCTAACATACCTTTTCCTCTCTTTCCCGCTATAGGCTCTGGTACCAATGTACCATTACCTACGGAACCAACCGATTTTGTGATGATGAAATCTTTGTACCCAAAACCATAAGCACAAAGATTATTAATGTGCTGAACCGTATCATAAAGAATATCTCCATTGTCTTTCCTGTCAAAAATCTTCATAATAATATCCGAGTAGACCGTGCGTACAAAGTTGCTGTTATCTCGTCGAGAGAGCAAGACACCTTTCTTCTCAATCTTCTTACTGATATTTCCCTCTTTATCGCACTTCAAGCTCATATATCGCTTCATCGTAAGAATCAAGAAGCGCCAATAAATAACGCCTTCAAACTCTAGCTTCATCGGCTTCGGAAAGTTTTTGCTTACCTCCTCGCTTACCTTCTCTGCGTGTTCCCAGATCTCTTTTGGCGTCTTCAAGTGAGGAAACACCACGTAATTTGAATCGGTATCTCCGTACACCAACTTGCCTCCAAATTTTTCTGGAATAAGAGTGGCGACCAACTCGATACTTTGCCGCCCCTTTGCAGTAACACACATAGCTCCGGGCATAAGAGGTAAAAACCCCTTGCTAACGCCCATAGCTCCGTACCCAGAGTTTGCAGAGACCTTGTAGCTCAACTGACGTTTCTCAAGGACGTTTAAAAGAACACGCATTTCTTCCTTTTCTTTCTCGCTGACGGTTTCACTCTTCATCTTCTTTTCAATTTCCTTAATTTCAGCACGGGTCTTTTTACGTGCAGCCAAAAGATCTTCGAGCAACGTCGGAAGTATACCCTTGTGCGTTTTTAAGAAACGAAACTTGCGATGCCCACAAAGAACGTGCTTTGGTTTCGAATTACGTTTCTTTGTTTCGTGTTCACAACCTATGTGTTCATCCCATTCAAAAACGTGGCAATCAGAATCAGGAATGTCGCTATCGTCAGGAATAAGAGTAGAATAGTCAATGTTATAAGCAATGATAATACTGGGGTATAGACTTGCGAAATCGAAAGGCACAACACAGTCATAAACGCCTGGAACAGGATCAAAGACATGAGCTCCCTGATAATGTTCATCCTCTTTAGGAATGTATCCATCACGTTCGACAACGACATTTTCAGACATACACTTCTTATATACCTGAGAAAAGACTTTAAGTTGTTGGCCGCGAGTAAATAGGTCAAATACAGGGACATTGCAGATACTAGCCATCTCAGTTAGACCGAACCAGATCTGAAGCTTGTCGAATAGCTTAGCTACCAGTGCAGAATCCTGAACACAATACTTACCAACGATACCCATTGCTTTCGCGCCCCTTTCTCCTCCTTTTCTTCCAAGATCGTAGCACCTGAATATGCCTTTGTGTGAGAGAGGGTCCTTTGTTTCTCCAAGAAAGTTTGTCGATACGGTTTTTAGCTGGTAGTCTGAAAACTTGTAATCGCGTTTCACAATCGGCAAGAGATCTACAAACAATCGTCCTTCGGCTTCAAGATACTGAAAGGATTGGTTTTTGTACGCAGAAGAAGACCAAGAGATTGTCTTTTCCTTTGCGTGTCCAAACTTGTCCATACCTTGCTTATCAAAGTCTGAAAAAATGATATGAAACTTTGCCCGATCAATCATATATGGGATATCAAAAGTAAAAATGTTGTATCCGCAGATAACGTTAGGTTGTTTTTCTTGGATGATATCGGTGAACCCTTGAAGGAGCTGTAGTTCGTTTTCGTAGAGATACAAGTTTACATCTTCCCCAACAGTCGAGTGATCGGGTTCGCACAACGAAAGAAGATATTTTTCGTATTTATCCTCTGTATCGCCATTCCTCGAAAAAACGGCAGAGATTTGAAAAACCGCGTCCTTTGGATTGTTTGCGGCCGGCATCTTGTTTGGGTTAGAAGAGTAAACTTCAATATCATAGCTCATAATAAGTGGGTTAATGACTGCGTTATTTCCTTTCATAGGCAAAAGCGTTTTCCACTTGACTACATACTCGTGTTTACAATTCGTTGTCTTTTCATCTTCACAGACAGGCTCTCCTTTGAATTGAATCCATCCTGCGGTCGGAATTTCTCTCGCACACGTAAGCTGAAGAACAACTGGGGCGTTATTTTCGTGCATCTTAAGCTTTACCATCCCTATTCCTGAGATGTACACTGGTTTAAAAAGTTTTGTATTGAGTAATCGTATATCGTTAGGAGACGAAAAGGAAAGAAAAAGAAACGGAAAAAGTTTTCGCTTGTTTTCTGAGATGTGTGCATAGTACAACTTTTTCTTGTAGACAAAAGATTTTTTAATAGGACGTGCATTTCCAAGCAGATCGTCTAATTTGTTGCAAACAATCTGCGCTCTCCCTTCATTCCAAGAGATTCCATCCGGAAGCTGCACATAAACGTACGGAGTAAAATCGTTTACTTTAATACACACGTTCTCGTTGTTTTTATTTAATCCATATGCGCGTATGGCTGTTACTTCTTTTTCGCTTTCATCAATATGCCAAGAGTACACAAAGAATGACTGCGACATTTTAAGTTATTTTGAAAACTTTTAGATACTTATTCAGTTTCAAAATATTCTTTTACGCTACCTTCATAATCCACAAAATCGAAAAATAGTTATATGGATATATATTAATTGGAGTTCCAAGAATGCCATAGTCAGCTAAAGATGTAAGATTCTTACCAATAGGATTAGTGGGCTGATTATACCAATGGGTATGATCAGGCAGATTGTCGGGCTGTATAACTATAGTTGGTGCTGTTGTAGGAATTGTATTTCCGGGTTGAATCGAGCCACCGCTATTACCATCTCCATTGCAACCTATAAGGCTTTTTCCAGTAAGATCAGGAGTTGTAAGACCATTGTAGGTTCCGCCGTCGCATAACGCCCATCCAGCAGGGATTGAAGACGACTGGCCGTACCAAGCAACAATAGTATAAATAGGAACAGATGCTCTTGTACTCAAATTACCACTAGCATCGGTAATTAAATCAAGCGTGTTTGGGGCGGTTCCCAGCCCACTAGACCCTGAATCATAGTAGTAGCGTTCTTTCTTTATTACTAAAAATACGACAACAGATATTATTATCACTAGTATTCCAATTCCAGCATAAATTAATAGATCATTGTTTTTGAGAGATGGCATTTATTTATTTATTTATTTATTTATTTATTTATTTCGAACACACTCAAAACTCGTCCAGAAGGATTATTTCCGCATTCTATCCACTTCGGCATCCAATAGTAATCTATCGGCTTGGGATAATGAGAAAAATAACGATTATAAATTTGTGTGTACCATTCAGCCTCTTTTCCTCCAGTATGTTCTATTATGTGCTGAAACCAAGGCTTTGCTTTTCCAGAGACGCCATCCGAAAATCCGTCCTTTCGTCTATACAAAACCTCGTCGGGAAGCATTCCCTTGAAAGCATCTCTCAAAACTTTTTTCTCTATAGATCCATTCGGCGCCTTTAATTTTGGGTCAAGCGATTTTGCGTATTCAATTACGGCAGGGTCTAAGAAAGGAACGCGTAATTCAAGGCCATTGCAAGAAATACACCTATCGGCTCTCAAGACATCATATTTGTACAAATCCCCGATCAATCGAAGACTTTCTTTGTGCGCATCTTCTGGTGTAGGCGCATAGTGGAAGTATAGATATCCGCAGAAAACCTCATCGGACCCCTCCCCAGAAAAAATAACTTTGTCTCCTGTATTCCGGCTAATATACTTTCCTAGTAGGTACATACCCACGCTTGCTCTAACAGTCGTTATGTCGTACGATTCAAGATTGTATATCACCTCTGGGATGACTTTTAGCCCTTCCTCTGGTGTGAAAAGAACTTCGGTATGATTTGTTCCCAGATAATCCGCGACCTTTTTTGCGTATTTCAAATCGAGTGATCCCTCCATTCCTATTGAGTACGTTCTTACATTCTTTGAACCCAAAAGAGAACATAATATCGCACATATAACCGAACTGTCGAGACCTCCAGAAAGAAGACATCCAATAGGTCGGTCGGAAAGGAGCCGTTTTCGGGTCGCTTCAATTAATAATGTTTTGATGTCGCTGTATGGTTGTATAATCGAGTGTAAATCGTAGTATGCATTGGAGGAAGGTTCAAAGTTGGAGTTAAACGTCATCGTATATGCAGGGAGAACGTGTTCGATATCTTTACAGAAAGACATACATTTCGCCTCTGATGAAATAACCAAGTCTTTATCTTCTGTGTAGCCATAAAATAAAGGCCTCACACCTATCCGGTCTCTTGATACTAAAATTTTATTTTGTTTTTTATCTACTATGACAAAGGCAAAATCGCTGTTTAGTTCTTCTACATATAATTCTCCCTTTTCATAAAGGCGGAGAATAACTTCACAATCAGACTTTGATTTTGTCTTTAATCTGTACTTTTCAATCAAGTCTTTGTAATTAAAGATTTCTCCGTTGCACATAAGCATAATTTTACCATCATCCGACACGATGGGTTGGTCTCCGTTATCGCTTAGATCGTTTATACTCAACCTTTGAAACCCCAAAAGAAAATGATCGTCTTTAATCTCCGTTCGTTTTTCGGGACCACGCTTTTGAAGCATGTCCATGGCGAGATCAAATTGTGCTGCGTACTTTTCTGCCTTACTTGATTGAAGGAATATTGCAAAAATTCCACACATTTATCGTACTCATTTTATTCTTTAATATAATAAATGACAGATATAGGTCAAATAATTTTTAATAAAGGAAAATTTACGGGTTCACCTACTAGGATTGTTAATGGATTACTTGTTATTTATACTTTTGATAGTACTACAACACCGTCAACTTCCGATATTGATCAATGCATATATAATACTGATAAGGATAACAATAACGTTCTCGTATTTTCTCCCAAGGGACATCTTTACTTTACAAGCTTAGATTCAAATGGCAACTTGGCCAATACTTTTATAAGTAAATTTTCTAATCCCATAAATCCAAACGAGTCTTACTCAGATAATTATACAAATTGGACGGCAATTGATTATACAAAGTTTTCTCTTTACAATTCGTCTTTGGCCTATCCACAATTTTTTTCTTCTCTGTCGGCAAATTTGGGAAATATTGCAATCGGTTCTGGGTACCTACTTTACAGAGACAAGATATGGTCTAATAGTTACGATAACTCAAAATATTATTTGTTATATAACCCTTTCAACAGAGTTCAGAATGACGGTTCTATCCTTATTAACTCAAAACCTGCCTTGTTTTCTCAATATTGTAATGATGTCGGATTTCAAGACGAATCTTGTTATTGTTCTAATAACAAATATAATAGGTGTTTATATGCGTTTGCTGGTAGTCAGGCCGCAGGAGATACTATTCTGAGTATAGATAAAAGTACACTGAGCCCGTCAGCACTACAATCAGTTAACGGAATATCCGCAAATTGCGCATGCAATGATATATGTCAAAAATGGCTTGGAAAAAACCTTTTAGAAAATCAACCCAATTGTTCGGATTCGACAGTAAATGTCATATGTGGTGTTAATATATCCGCACAAGATAAAAGTAAAATAGAATCGCCCGGTGGTATCAAAACAGAACAAATCTGTTCTGCTAATGGTGAACAAGGTGGCAATCAAGGTGGCAATCAAGGTGGCAATCAAGGCATCATTATTATATCTTTACTTGTGTTCATAATAATAGCGTTTTTTGCTTTTTCAATTATCTTTTACAAAAAAATGAAACAAAATTAATAATAAATGACTACTGTGTTGCTTAAGCGATTTACGAACACAAACATTAATGATACTTTGCCAACTTCTTTTATAAATACCCAAGGTCAACCTTTATTGAGACTGGCAAGAATGGATCAATATTATTCTACGACATCAAACCCCAACAGTGGTGATCTATACCAATCAATGAAAAACTGTTATCAAAACGATCCAACCCAATTTGCATTCAATCAATATGGTTCTCTTGGGAACGCCTATGATGGAACTGTATTTTATACAAGTCCTTTAGACTCTACTTATACATTCAATAAAAATACAGATCTTCTTCAGTCTGCAAGTACTACAAATAATATCAACGGCGTGGTATTCGGCCAGATGGCAAAATATCCTACACAAAATGCATTAGGAGGCAAGGGTGCAGTTACATATGTCTCACCTGCCAATGCAAAGTTTATTCTTAACATAAAACCGGATCCAAGTGATCCAAGCGAGCTTGTGTTTTCTATATATTTTAATCCGTTACAAGATCCAAATTTATCATCGGATAATATAAGCAGCAATTTGTCATCTTTGTGTAATTTGATTTCTAACGCAGATCCTATGTGCTTTTGTGCTGGAGATATATGCACACAATCTGCTCTTGGAGGAGCCGACAATGCGAATACTTTGAAAACTAAATCGCCAGGAGATTATGAAACCGTGCAATCTAATTGTACTTGCCTAAGCAGTGCTTGTCAATATGCGGCTGAAAATGAACCTAATAATTTCACAAGTAGTTTTTCAAACTCATGTAAAAATGGGACACAAGTGTGTGGCGCAAATTTTGAATTTGTAAAGAATCAAGGCGTCTATTCTCCCGACAATCAAAAATGGTTACCCGATCAATGCGGATTAAACTCGTTTTCAACACAATATGCCAACGTAGTGCCTCCGCCTCCGCCTCCGTCGATTCAACCTAACACGCCTCCGGCCGGATCTAACACATCTAACACGCCTCCGGCCGGATCTAACACATCTAACACGCCTCCGGCCGGATCCAAACCAATGAGTACTGGAATGAAAATTGCAATATCCATTGCAATCATATTAATTATTATTTCAATAATGTACTTTATGATGCAATAGCTGTTATATTATAATAACTTAATATAACTTAATAAAGCTTGTACCTCCGGAATGCGGCCAATTCGGATAACTGACCCATACCGCTTACACTTTTTGGCAATCCTCCAGCCCCACCCTTAGACAATCCTCCAGCCCCACCCTTAGCAGAAGCGATTCCCTTAGAAACAAGCTCTTGCCCTTGTTTACTCTTTAAAAATTTTAGTACAAAAAATGCCAAGATTACAGATATTACGATGCCTATAATATATCCGAGATTATTCTTAAACAATTGTCCCACCACGTTAGGCGCACCTTTTGAAATAATACTTTGTACTTGGCCGTACTTTGATGTTGAAAACTCTGAAATTGCACTCTTGAAATCGTCAGAATATGCAGTTGATAGTATACTTGCAATTTGAACAAGCATCAAAGTATTTTGATTTACCGTGCATGGAAAAATATTTATAGCAGTTGAACCGGATAAAGCCTCGTAATTAATATTCTGCTTCGCTTGAAGATTATTATTTAAACTTGTAATTGTGTTGTTTAAATTTGTCGCTTGATCTTGATTCGTAACTTTCTGCTGAATGCCCTGAATTGCAGTAGCGCCGCTAGAAGTACCCTGATACCCATCTTTAATTTGCTGAAGTTGTTGTGCGGTTGTTGCCTGTGCCTGTTTGACTATATTTGAAATCGCGGTAGCCGCACTCTCTGAAATATAACTTATTATTTTTGCGTTCAGCTGTTCTGTTTGTGTTATATTAACACCGGTAGGGCAGTTTGTATTATACGCTGTGGATCCTCCAGAGACAATCACATTGACATTTTGTAAACCCGTTACTGCTATTGTCTGACTCGAAGAGTCATTGTCGACTACACATTTAGCTTGGTAACAAGCATTCAAAAAATTTCCTACACTCGCGGCAAATGCTTGACAGCCGGATTTTTGTAATCCGCTCACTTGTCCTGCAAATGACGAGCTTGCCAATCCGCCCGCCACACTCATTTTTCCTGCAAGAGCGGCGTAGTAAGATGACAAATCACAACCTTGCGTGAGCGCTGCAGAGTTTGAAAACATTTGTTTCGACATTTCACCTAAGTCACTGGGATCTACATCTGGTGCATAAGATGCGCAATTTTGTGCTAAAGAACTCATTTGTTATACTTTTAATAATAAATTTTATTATTAAAATTCCTGACTTACTTCTTCATAACAGCCCCAATCTTTCGGGCAGGCTTCCTAGCCGGAGGTGTCTCTACAACAGCCGGAGGTGGGGCGGGAGGCTTTGCTAGAATAGTCTCCTCCTCGTTGTCTTGGATTTGCTCGTCCTCATCCTCGTCAGGCTGGCTAAGGAAAGAACTTGTGTTGTTCTCAACCGCGGGTGAAGAGGTGAATGTAAGGCTTGAGTCTGCCTTGGGTCTCTGAAGAAAGCGCTTCAGTCCACTCTCAACAAGGCGTACTCCGGCCTCGTAGACCTTAACTTGAAGGGTGATCTTGGATCCAACATAGATAGACTCAATCTTGATGACAGCCTTAACCCAACAATACTTGCCAATAAGACCCATAGGATCAATTTCCTCACCACGCTCGTTAAAAATCGAGGTGACAATCTTATTGTTCTTCTTGCTCTCAATAAGCTTGGGATACAGAACTGGTCCAACGCCGTCAATAATCTTGCCCTTTTCCTTCTTCCGGTAAATAAATGAGTTCATATTCTTTAGCTCGGAACGCTCGAGCTCATACTTGACAATCTCATCCTTTGTTTCCTCAAGAAGGAGATGGTCCTTGCACTTCTCAACCACCTCTTCGAGAACACGCGTAAACGCCTTCTCTGCCTCAGTAGGTGCATCCTTGTTCCACATACAAAGAGGCAGGGTGTAGCCGTTTACCTTTCCGGTGTTTTGATCCTTGTTCTCACTAACACCAAACGAAAACAGCTCTTCCGTCTGAAAAACAAGCTCCCCAAGTGAACCATCGCTGTTCATTGTATTCACGGGGATACGATAGTACTTAATGGCGGGACCAGAGCCCGAAGCTCCAGCCGAACCAACGATAACCTTTCCGAAGCGCATATTAGCCACATTGTAGCTGGTAGAACTAGACAGTTGAGTGTTCATAACGATTGCTTTTCTTTATCCCTAAGTCTACTGAAAATCAATTTATTTTTAGAATATTTAATAAATGACCGAAGAACTTTGGACGAATGAGAAAGAGGATACTCTGAAGGCATATGCAGAAGAAAGCGAGTGTATGTATGTGACATACACAAAAGAGTACTTAAGGTATAGGAAATACGGACACGTTTTTACGATACCGAGTATAATTATTTCTACAGTGACCGGCTTACTTGCATTTGACGCAAATTTTAATTCATCAAGTAGTGGACCGATTGTCATTGGATCTCTTAACATTTTAGTAGCGATTGTCGGAACAGTATATAAAGTTTTAGAGTATGCCGAACTTGAGGCTAAGTTTAAGTTTCTCGCAGCAGAGCACCTAAAGCTTCATTCCGAGATTCAAGCTGCATTGCTTAAGGCTCCTATAGATAGAGACAACGCACTTGAGTTTGTAAGAAAGATTGAAAATCGACGAATGCAACTCATAGACAACCCTCCAGTTGTATCCGACAGTGTTAAACATCGGTTTAAGAATAAATATAAAAACTCGCATCTAGATATGCCTTTATTACTCAATAAGATCAGTAAGATCAAAATTTATGGTCGCGAAATGGAATCCGAGGTTAATAGCGTAAAGTCGGAATCGATCGATAAAATTACACAAGCAAGTATAACATCAGAACACACTGTATAGATACATAATTTAGAATTATGTATAGGTTTACGCATACTTCATAATGTAAAAAAGATTTATGTAGCGAGGTACATTGGGAAATGCTTCGCCGCCTCCTGTATATGAAACCATATATCTACCGTTTTGATCTTGATCTGTATATCCAGTATACGGCGCCATACAATGACTATCTTCGGCATGCAACAACGGCCCAAGCATTGAGGTAGAAGAATTTGAATCAGTTCCACCGGAACAGGTAGATAAATTTAATAGATGATTATGAGACGGCAAATTGGCTCCAGTTAACGTTATTGAATTAGCGCCACCTGTGCCTCCATTGTTGTCAACGCTCGTTCCCGTGATTAATGGATCCCCTTGTAAAGCAGAGTTACCATTAGCACCACCCGCTCCCAAAACAAAAACGTTTCTTAAATCTGGAGATTGTACGCCGTTATATGTAGAACCATCACAAACTCCCCATCCTACGGGAACGGTTTCTGGACTACCATGCCATAGCATAATTCCTCCAACAGGAGTGCTATAAGTCGTACTCAAGTTTCCGCTATCATCACTTATCAGTGTATAAGTATTTGCAGCGCCTCCACCAGCTCCAACCGAATATGCTTCTTTCTTTTTCATCATTACAACAACGGTAATCAGGATCACTAAAACAGCGACTCCTACTAAACCATAAATAATTGTCTTGTTCATTGCCATTTATTTTATTTTATTTATTAATTTAAAAGTTAGTGCAGAAACTATTCCAACACATAAACTTCCCCAAGCCATATCTGCCGCTGTATAAAACCAAGGATACTCCTTAAATATTGCTTTGTTTGTCAAGTCAAAAGTTCCATACATCAACATCCCAATAATTAACCCGTAAACGAACGCATCTTTAATGCTTTTTGCCAATTTCTTAATTATCAGTACGTAACCGATTGGTGCAAGGAGATAAAAGAGGATAGCGGCTATAGGGTTGATTTGTGGGTTGGTTTTCTGAACATCCTGTATGACTTTCATATGAAGTTTATTGGCGCCCAACACCCAAACAGAATCTATGACTAACAAAAGAATCATAAATGTTATAAAACTTTGAAACATTTATGATAAATGGACAATAAAATTCAATGTAAAAGTTGCGGAAACTTTTTTTCTCCTAACTGCGAATCGGAAGTTTTTTGCTGCTATTGCCAAACCGTTTACTCTATGCTGGACAATTCAACCAGTAGTTTTAATGCAGAAGCAAAGACAGAAGCAAAGACAGAAACAAAGACAGAAGCAAAGACAGAAGCAAAGACAAGTTGTATACATTCAACTCAGCCTTGAGTGCAATCTCGAAAAGCGACTACTCAACGTAGCCTTCATTTTCTACAACGTCTACGACTTCGTCCTGCAGACCCATTCTGGCTCTGTATTCCCTCAACGCATCGTCCCACCCCTGCGGCACCCCTTGTCTCACAACGTGTTGTCCCTCTGCTACTACATCTTCGTCTTCGTCTGGAAATACAAAGATGGCAGCTCGTGCACGAACATCCAAACACACCCTCTTATCGTCTCTTATCTTCTCACAGAAGCTGCTTATTCCCTGTTTGAGGCGCTTCAGCTCTGGGAAATCCTCTGCAAACAACCCGTGTTGCCACTCTTCCAACAATTCTACAAAGCCTTCGGCCTCTTCTGGCTGGATACGTGGAGGGCGTACCCCAAACGGGATCAAGTTGTTCAGCCAGTTATGCAGGTTATCCTTAAACTCTTCAAAGGTCAGTATGGGCATCTTGATGGAAACTATAACTTGATTGATTTCTTTGGTAATAAATCAATTTTAAGAAAAGATTACGAAAAAAACCCGCTAACCAACTCGACAACCTCGTCACACCCGTAGCCAATCTTGGGACTACACTCTGCATACCGCAGAGATGGGTGCTTTCTGCGGAGAGAATAAAGGCCACGTGCAACCATTCCCTTGTCGACCTCTATGTTCGCGAGGTCGACCTTTGCCCCTACGACGATCAATGGGATATCTCCACATACCGCAGAGATAGATTTTATCCATTCCTTCACGTTGTCCCACGACCTTGCCGAGTTGACTGAAAACATTACGATCCCGGCCTTTGCGCCGATCCAATACCCATCTTTTAGTCCTCTATGCCTCCCTCCACAGTCCCACAACTGAAGTTTCTTTTCCGAAGACGTGCGAATTTCAACCACGTCCGCACCTTCGGTCGGAAAGTATTTATCGCAGATTTCTCTCTCTCTTACCATCTTGACAAAGGATGTCTTTCCAACTCCACCATCTCCAACGAGTATAACTTTCAATGAGCTGTCCATCTTCCGAGTAATGATTTTTCTTCTAATTACTTTTAAAGAAAAATCAGTTTATTCATAGGTACAGATCCAACGGATGAAGTGCTCCATATCCCATCTCTTTCCTAAGTCGTTTCTTCTCTTCCTCTCTTGCTCTTTCCGCTTCGGCGATTTTAAGCCGCTGCATAGCTGAAGCAGCATATTCACGGCGTTGTTTTTCGATTCTGGTGGCAGCCGCTCCCATCATTTCGGCGTGTTTGCTGATTTTCTTCAACTTTTTTACCTCCTCCCTAGCTTCTCTTTGCATTTCTTTTTCTACACGCTTGATTTCCTTTTGTTTTTCTTTGTGTTCTTTGTCGAGCTTTTTCGCCTCTTCGATACTGGGTTGGCAAATCTTTTTGCGATTAGCTCTTTCTTCTGATGTTATACCTATTTTTATAAAGTCATTACAACGTTTAATAGCAGCCGATAAATGAGACATTTATTATTAAAAAATATTTATAAATATTTAATAAACTAACGTGTAAAGATTTAAAATGTCTTGCAAGACATTTTAAGCTAAAGGGCTACTCGAAAATGAACAAGAACTGTATGAAGTGTCTGAAATACACAGAGGAGGGGCTTTGCCTACAATTTTGCTAGTAGATTTTATCCCCTTCTGTTAGACGACATTTTCGTTTATTGAGTTAAAGTGCTTAGATTTTATCCCTTTCTTTATATAAATTGATTTTAAATGAAGGTCATGTAGTATAAACAAGGAAAATGTATTTTTTTCGTTGGCTTATTACCGATTTTGCTAAAGAATATCCAATTAGAACTGTTTATCTTTCTGGAGCAGCGATTTCTTCTGTTTATGGGACTGGTGCATCACTAGTTCAAGACGTAAGCAAGAATGATACGCCAGACAATTTTGCCAAAAAAGTTGGCCTGCATATCCTTGTCCTACCGGTTGCATTTACTTTATCGCTGACATGGCCTGCAAAAGCAGGCAAATGGCTTTATGACACTTGTCATTAAAAAGATATTATTTAAAAAAATGGCATATACAACAAGCATAAAAATTTTCATCTAGAGCTTTAGCAACATCGGTATCCGACAGGTGAGTAAAATTATCTGCTTCAAAAGTAAATTTTCCCTTGCATACTGAGTCATTTATTCTAAAAAACTTTCTAAATTTTTTAAAAGAAGTCTCAACGGAATGCGACGCTCTTCGGATGGATTACTCAGGTGTTTATACCGCTCTAACCATGTATCCCAGTTAATAAATCTGTGCGTCTTTTCGTCTCTTACTTTGAAGCCTAGCCTATAATAAATATTTTTTGGCGGATTTACACCCGTGCTGTCATCTAATTCTACCTTTTGTATTTCTGGGAATCTTTGCTCTATAAACTCGCACAATGCCTTGAGAATAAAAGTTCCTTGTCTGGTTCCTTTTTCGTGTGCATAAAAACTTCCAATGTTCACCGCGTCATTACTTATATAAGCAATGACGTATGCAACACTATTTGAAATATCAAAATATGGGACACCACTTCGGTTGATGTAAAATATTATTGTTTTACCTTTAATTTCATTGAAAATATAGCAACCTTTGCACAACATTTATTTGTGTGTAAATAAATGGAAAAGTTATATCATGTGTCGTGTTCCAAAAATAACGAATCAATAATGTCTTTGGGCTTGGTTCCATTCTACTTCACAAGTTACGAAGAGCAACCCGGACCTATCTATCTTGCCAAAAAGAAACCTTCATCAAAGATAAGCTCTATGAACCCTTACCCGAGCCCAGAAAACCGTATCCTTGATGATTATATGTTAATGAGTTCGTATAAACACGGCGAATGTCATCTTTTTAATCTATATGAGATTGATACGACAACCCTTGACCCCAATCTGTTCAGAAAAACATCCGATAAACGAGAGATTACTTATTTAGGCACAATTCCTCCCGAAAATATAAAATTAATAAAACAATACGAGACCTCGGTTATAAATGAACATTATTTACGTGCAACTACGCCTTGGTGGGCTTAAGGAAGTTGTTTAAAATCGGCCGTTGTACATTTGCTCTTCAAAGTTGAAATCATAACTTTCATTATTTTATCAAAGTAATGAAACAAACGAACATTCTACCTCAGAGGACAAGCTCCACCCACACACTCTCCCTCGCCCACAAACTTTTCATCGCTGGACGCCGCGCATATAGATCCAACATTCACAATCGGCTTACATACCCTCATCATCTCCTCGTACTCTTCCTTTGAAATCTTTTCCAACGGAGCTTGTTTGAATCCGTGCTCAGAGTGAAGAAGAAACGATACCGATTTAATATAGTCATTATAATTCTCCTTCAACCACTCCTTGATTTCAGGAAGCTCTTCTTTGCGGTAATAAACCGTGACTGAAACCGAATTGTCACTGTGATTGGCTTGGATCCACTTGACCCATTCGAGTTGCTGAACTGCAGTCATATTCTCGGCAAGAACGGTGTGCTCGGGCAAAGAATAGGGAAAGGAGATGACCTGAGTAGAGTAGTCGAGCGATCCGTCAAAGTTTTGGACGTATTCGACAGGGTAATTGTGATCCTTTGCGAGTTGAATGAGTTTGCTTTCAGAGGAAACGCGGATTCGTCGGATGTAGTAGCGAGAGTAGCCGGGATGAATTCCAGAAGTGCAATGACCGAGAAGGGAAAGCGTATTGTGAGAAATGACGCCTCCCAATCGGTAATGATGAGCATTCTCGACTTCGATGTCGTAGGTCTCGCATTCGGAAGGAGTAATGGAAACAATAGGATCGAGCCAGTATCCAGACCAGATACGAGACTTGAATTCCTTTGATAGGTAACGTTTCTTATGTTCTGAAATATGTCTAATACGAATAATCCACCTATCTTTGGAGCCCAACGCGCCTGGTCCTGCGCATGAAATACATACATTGAATCCGATGGAACGACAGAGCTGAAACAGCTCTCGAGCAAATCTCTCCGAAACTGTGCACACAGACCATAAATTTGCATCGGAATGAATTCCGCCATCGGCTCTCCAAAAACCATCGATAAATGCCTTTACAATATCTGCAGACGCGTATCGAATAAATTTTGGCACACAGAGTTCGTGAGCATAGTCTTTTAGACAATTATTCTCTTCGAGCCATTGCAAAAATTGTTGACTGTTAACATAGAATGAATGATCATCGTCTATAGTCGTTGTCAAAGAAAAGGTTTGATCAAAAAATTGAATCAACCACTTAATCAGTTCTGGTTGTTTTCTGTTGAAAGAGATTCTGATTCCTTTCTTATGCACACTGCCGTCTCCATAAAACAACCCAAGAAACCACGCGATATCTGTAGTGAGAACATCCGGTTGCTTCATGATCTGACATGAAGTATTTTGAGCCAAATCACATTTCTTGAGCTGAGTTGTAATTCCTGTTGGATGTCCGCCAAGCTTTACAACAAGACGATCTCCAACCTTCAGTTCATCTATACGCTTCCACGTGTAGTTATCGTTCTCGTCTATCACTCGATACTGATGATTCAGAGAGCTTTCCAGTTCCAGTCCGTCTTGTGTCAAAATTTTACGAGTTTCCACTTTGCCATTGACATAGAACTTTGTAATCATTTCAGTGCGATCTCCGTCCGTAAATGCCTGAATTCCGTCTACCTTTTGCCATGTCTCTCCATTTGCATCTCCCAATTCATCAAGTCGCTGAAGCCCCTTTGACGTTAGAATGAGAGAGTCTCCGCGAGAACAACCCGAAGGTTTGACTGTTGTTAGCTTAATCGAAGGCGGAAAATTATGTTTTTCAGAATACTCCTTATCAAACTCACGAAGATACTTGTAACAAGGATCAAGCCAAGAACGTTGCTCATCCGTTGCTTGAAGAATTCCGGTCATTCCGATACCCATGCGCATATGCTTGTGAACAATGTCTTCAGTTTCCTTTGAATCGACGCAAGGAAGAGTAAGAGAATGCTTACAAGCACGGTAGATGTACATTGCACACTTCTTCAACTCTTCAAAAGAAGAAACATTTGGAAGATACACTTCTCCAAGACAACACGTTTCGTAATTTGCAAGAGATTGCTCTGAACAATTGTGAACTACAATGCCATTAGCAACAAACCTTCCAAGAGACGGAACCGTACAATCATAAACAGGCTCTTCCCCGTCTTCTACTATGCTAACAATACCTTCGAATGTCTCGATGTCTGTATACTTATTCTTGTTGATACGTACAGTAAAATGAGCACCACTCGTCTCAAACAAATTGCCCATCTGAACCCATCCTCGATGGGTTAGAATTTTGTGGTTCGCCGTTGCTCTAATAGTATATCCTCCAGATGTAGTTAACCGATAAAGTTTTTGACATTCAGATGTCATATAAAAACCTCGGTCGGTTGTTTCATATACCTCTCCGTCTACTACTACATTAATCTTTCCCTTGTCTAGCAAATTAAGTATCATAACATAACCCTTATCCGTTAACACCTTTGTATCACCACTCAAACATGGGTTTACGCCTTCTACATCAGGATCTGGATAATTTATTTCTCCAAGACGTCCACAGGACTGGGAAAGCTTCAAATTAATAAGTCCATAAGGCTCTCCATTGCCTTGATAGCCACACCAAAACTCTTCATCTTCAAGGATATCATTTATATCGTTGCATATGACGCTGTTATTACTATAGCATCTCCAGTTAGGAATTTGAGCCAAATCCCAACGCTTTGCTCTAAGAAATTCCTTATCATTAACATCGCCAAGGGCAATCTGTGCAGAGTTGTGCGTCAAATAACTATTGCAGAAAAACTCGTGCTGCTCTTCAACTTCGATATCCCAAGTCTCTGCAATACCATCGTAGATTACATCGATAACCTTTTCCATATTCAATTCTGAAACGTTGTGTTTATTGCGTTCCGGTAGAGATAGAATATAATCTTGTGAGTTTAGGCATTCCGCCGTCTTCCAAAGCAGATCATTCGATTCAAAGGAACGAGTTGCCATTCTATGATTCGGAGTGCAGCGGAAAGATCCTTCTTTTGTTATAATCCTCACAATATCCTGCACACCCTGTTCAAAGACATTAGAAACTCTTCTGTATCCTTTTGTTGTAAGAACCATATCACCAACCTTGATTTTTTGAATCATCTTTAAGCCTCCTTCAACATGGACAAGAGAGTCCTTTGGAATACAGCGACGCACGTTGCCAGATACAACAATCATACCGATAATGTTTGCGATATCAAGTGCGTCTGTGGTTGTTAGCTTACCACCATTTTGTGCTCGCTTATTAAGGAGCTCACTAATCTTTCTGATGCCGTCGCAAAGAACTTCCGGTCCAGAGGAAAGGCCTCCAAAAGACTTGATAGGTGCTCCCTTGGAGCGGAGCAGATGTGTCGAATATGTAAATCCTTGGCCAGAATAAAAATGTGCCTTGAGAGCCTTGCCCAGCAACTTTACCCATCCTTGCCTAGAATCGGGCACGATAAAATCTGAGTCCTTATCATCATGTCGAGAAATATTCGCCTGCTTAACTAGAGGAAACTTGTCGATATCCTTTTGGAGGATGCGATACCCACAACCCGCACCAAGCATAAGAAAGTTCATAATCCAAGTAAATGCCTTGTAACTATCGATGACACAAAACGCACAATTCTGAAGGGACATCAATCCGAGTTTATCTACAGTCTTTGTTCCAAGCTGCCACAAAAATCTCCCTGCTAGACTCGCCTTCCGATTATACAAAAGATCGAAAAATTCTTGCGCTTCCTCCTGAGTAAAGTTGCACTTGAGCTGTGTGTTACAAGCATTGATACACCTTGTAAGGATTTGTGCCCAATTCTCAATAGGAGAGTTGACGTCATTTTCGTTGACACGTCTGCTGTAAGTTCTAAGTAGAGTAAACAACCCCAATGAATCAAAGGGTTGGGGCGGACCGTTAATCTTAAACTGCATATCTGTCATTTAATATATATACTATCCGCTTTAAACGAAAAAGCGGTTTACAGCTTTTTATTCAATGATACTAGATAAAACTCGCGCAGTACAATAATGAGTATAAATACAGCTGCAACTTTTCCTACGTTTTTACGGATTTTGAAAAAATCACAGAAACTCACCGCAAGGTACACAGCCAAGTAAAAATTTTGAAATATGAGTGAGTACTTGTAATTTTTAAATTTATAGACTAGTATATAGCCGATGATTTTCCAAAGGAAAAGAGTAAGTATAAGTAAACGGGTTTTCTCAAACACGTGATAAAACTTATTTTCACTATAAAGAACGGGTATAAGCCCATTTAAAAATCCCCAGGCGTCCAAGAAGATATCATACTTTACTTTATGTTGTCCCCGTATATCTTTCGGGATGTAATCTATAAAAAAATGATGGGGCGAAACTATCCCATCTAGTACGCATTCATTAAACAACATTGCAATAAACGGGTGAAAAACCGAAAAAATAATCGGTGGAAAGACCACCCTAGTCAGCAACAATACTTTGAACACAAGATCCTTCATTTATTTATACTGAATTGAATAAACATTCCTACTGCAGTATAAATAAAAAAATTATAGAATAAATGAGCTATTATAATCTTAATTCTTATTGTTCGCCCAAGCCCTATACAATAGTCGAAAATGTAAAGCCGCTCGCAACTGCACTTCAAATAGATTACGGCAAGAGCGATAAGCCTGTTATGACAAACTCACCCGAGGTGTTTGGACCCGCATTTTGGTTCTCGTTCCATACAGGAGCTGCACATCTGCCTGAGAATCTCAGTCCGATATCGGCGTCTAGAATACGCGCGTTTATCAATGGTATTCCTGAGCTCGTTCCATGCACCGATTGTTCAGAGCATTCGAGAGCATTTATAGAGGAAAACAAAGCCAGAATTAATAATTTTAGACGCGGAGACGACGTGTTTAGGTTCTATGTAGATTTTCACAACTACGTTAACTTGCGCTTGGGTAAACCTCTCGTTTCGTACGAAAAAGCCTATGAAATGTACAAAGGCGGTAAAGGCGTCGTGCTTCTAAAGAAGTACTAAGTGGACAAAGGGATGGCGTCGAAAATTTAATAAACCAAAAACAAAAGAGTAACTATTGCTGTATACCGCCGCCAGCGGCGTAATTATCTGCCGCAATCATTCGGTCCAGCGGATACTGTTCTCCCAAATCCACCCCAAACATCCGCATCAACGGAACCTGCTCAGGACTCCCCAAGGCTTTGTATTCCCTCTCGTACACGTCCTTGTGTTCCTCGCACGCAGGAAGAGGTCTACCATCCTTTCCAGAAACTGCCACGCGGCCACACTCTCTTTCTTCCTCAGACAGCACGAGCGCTCCCGCCAATAAATACTTGCACTTACCGCTTTGGGGAGTGATGTAAAACGTGGTTTTCTCGAAACCAACGCGTTGGGTACTTGGCAAGGGCTGTTGCATATCTCCTCGGATGCTGTGATGGCACGAACACTCTGTGTTGATAACTGCGAACTGATTAATGGAAGATCTTTTGTAGATATTAATCAATTTTTATTTTAAACTTACTAAATAAATGTGTGACTTACAAACTCTTAAAAAGTATTTAACTAGACCTTCTCCTCCGAGAGCCGCGAATGATCCTAATTGCAGAGGTAAAATCTTTTCAGGAAACGATGGAGAACTTTGGGAGTCAAAACCGACAGCTACAGGAGTGTATAGATGGATAAAGGTTGCACCTTCCGCAAAGCCCAAATCGCCCAAGTCGTCGTCCAAGTCGTCGTCCAAGTCGTCGTCCAAGTCGTCGGGCTTCGAGCAACATACAGTTGTCGAGCTCAAAGAAATGGCACAGGTTCGTGGATTAAAGGGATACTCTAAGTTGCGAAAGGCGGAGCTCATAGAGCTCTTGACGATGCATTAAGATAATTTTATTAAAAGAATTATGAAGACATATAATTCTTTTAATATGTCTACTTCTAGTCAATTGATTTTTTATAAAGGAGTGAGAAGAGATAATTACTTGCGATGTGTTCGGTAGTATATACAACTACAGACTTGATGTCTGCGTGTTTCGAAAAAAACGCAGAGCAGTTTATAAAGTTATACGAGATCTTCAAAAATCCTCATAACTCTCAGAGAGCGTTGATTTGGTGTGTTCGTGCAGGGTGGAAGGAGATGATTTATTTTCTGATCTTTAGGGAGAAGGTGTCCCTACATGCCTGCAAGGATATCCTTGCAGACGCCGTTGTTTTCAACGAATCACGCATTGTAAAGTATATCCTAAAAATTGGAGAGTATGAGAATCCGCGACACTTTCCCGAAATCATCGATGCCGTCCGCATCGCAGAAGATAACTGTAAACACGAAGTCGCCGTCTTACTTATGACGTTTCTTCTCTTCTTTAGTACGGAAGGCGTTCTTGTCGAGAAATACAGGTTCAAGATGTCTGACAACCTCAGAGCGTACATGCGCCAGAAAGAATATTTCCTGCATACCTATAGTCATCGCAAAACCCAGCATCTACAACCCGTGGACGTAGAAAGTTAGCAAAATTGATATTTTGAGGCATCTTGAAAGGAGATAGATAGTTCTGAAATGTCTGGGTGGACGTCCGAGAAGTCTGGAGAGTACTTCCACGAGAGTGCGTATGAGAGCAAGTCTCAAACCTGCCTCTACATCATGCAACGAGGTGTTCGGAAGGGGGAATGTTGCGGTCGAAAAACGATGAAAACAAAAGACGTTCCAGTGTGCGCGGACCACGCCTTTGTGTACGGGATAGAAAAGCAGCGGTTTTTGCACCCAGAGGATATCATAGGAGAGGAGTTTTTCTAGGAGGTACCTTGTCTGCCTTGTCTGCCTTGTCTGCCTTGTCTGCCTTGTCTGCCTTGTCTGCCTTGTCTGCCTTGTCTGCCTTGTCTGCCTTGTCTGCCTTGTCTGCCTTGTCTGCCTTG